ATAGGTATGAAGCTAAAGAACTACAAAGTTCTGAACTCTTCCTTCGCATACTCTCACATTGAGGAGTGTATGCTGTACTATGATAGGCGTTCTAAGACGAATATCATACCTTCATGCCTCGAACCTTACGTCCGAGGCGTGCACAACTTGTATCTAAAACAGATACCAAGCTGTCTTACTCTTAGAAAGGCGGGTAGCCGCCTATCTAAGGAAGTGAAGCCCTTCTTGGCAGAAGATGGCTTCTTTAACCTTTCCCTCGATGACGAGGGAAACCGTTCTTCTCTCTTAGAGGATGCCCTCTATGAGAGTGATGAATTCCCCACCACACCAGTGGTGGAGGATGAAGACGTACCCCGTCTGGCGAAAGTCGACACACGGGGAATCTACGAGGATCCATTCAAGATCCTCGCAGGATGGGCCTTTGCCTCCCAATACTTGGAGGAAAAGCCAAAGATTAATGTCTGGCCCGGTGGAACCCACCGGCTGCAAGACAAGATCAGTCCCGCATTGTGCGGGTCTGATCGAAAGAACGTGACTTGGTTTACCAAGCTCCGTTCTCATGAGGAGAAGATGTTTCTTCTCTTCAATCATACGCACTGGGGCCATAGGATCCAGAGCGCTCGCCATTCGGCGAAAGGCGATGATCCATTACGGAACTTCGCCAATACTCTCTTTCGGAGAATTTCATTCTTCGTAAGGGGAAAGCACGATCCTCTGTGGACAGAGGACGAGCGTAAAAGTCTCGCCGACTATTCAGTCGAGCGAAACAAGACCTACAGGGCCCAAAGGCTCCTAGAGGTACTCAAAACCGTAGATGGAATATTCCTTCAACGGTTTCTCTCCTACCCAGAAGAGATCTGGACGTGGGAGAAATACGATTTGTTTGTCATACAAGCAATATCGATCTTACTCACCGACGAATTTATCGACGGTGAGGTAACTGACTTCTCACTAGATGAGCAAGTCACTCACTACGAGGAGCTTAAGCGCGCTCGTAAGCAGTTCAAACAGGTGATACACCTGGACGAACCAAGGGAGGGAATCTCCCTTATGGACACCACACCTAGATGGGTGGCATCCTTCTTACGCCCTGTCTGGGACAGGGCAGTAAGGCATGAGGGTTTCTCAAGGTTATACCTTGCAGGAACCTTGTCCCAGACGAGAGGATCCGGGACACCACCTCCTTTGGTCGTCTTACGATCAAAAAGGAAGTTTCTCCTGTCGGTGGATTCACCACCCCCAGGAATATCGAAAACCGAAGACGCACTCATAGTGCGGGCTATCGAGGATGTGATGAGAGAAATTCCCGATCACATCTTTACAGGTCTGGATACGAAAGCTCGTATCACAGTCACAGGCGCTGCATGTTGGGAAGCCAACAGGAGCGAGGGCGGCACCGCCCAAGCCTTACTTGACCTTATGGCCAAGTATGAGGACATGTCTATACCCATTAGGGATATGGACAGTAATAAAATCATTCGATTTGTCAGCAAGGACAACTTCGAATCTATCGGCACCGCGATGTTTCACGCGTGCCTGGATGAGGTCCTCCACATGACTGTGGAGGAGCTACGATCGGTACACCTGACCGTTGTCAGGGAACCGTCTAAAGCGCGTGTCGTTACAAAAGGACACGCAGCTCTGAAGGTGGTGCTAGACACCATCTCCAGGATCTGCTCTTGGCCCCTAAAGAAGGGGATAAAGAGCTCATCATCCGGAATGGGTAAATCCCACCACGGATGGAATCTCTTCAAAGACTTTACGTCTGAGGAGATGTACGACCTCCTTTTCTCCGAGGACCGGAGAAGGAGGGTTGAAGACCCGTTCAATGACCACATTGATCGGGTATGCTACTGGCAGGACCTATGGTTCTGCAGTACTGACTACCAAGAGGCCACAGACCGAATGGTACACCGCTTCGCTCGAAGAATCGCAACGAAGTGGATGAAGAAGTGTGGTATACCTCCACTTCTCCAAGGCATCGTCCTTGGCGTGTGTTACATGCCGAGGAAGGTTTACTTTACGGCCACCGGGCCGTTAAGTAAAATTGGTCACAAGGTTGATGACCAAATCAGATACGTCACCCTTTACAGGGGAGTATTGATGGGGGACCCTTTGACAAAGGTTGTCCTCCACTTCTCGAACATAGTATCGAGGAAAATCGGCGAAGGCCTAGCCTCCGGCGATATCTTTAACCACTTCCGAAACAGTTCGGAAGCGGCAGAGGCTTTTCTGAGCGGAATGCACAGCAAAAGCGCCATCCCTCGTTGAAATACATCACCGAGGGTATAACACAGGGCTCCTATTGGAGCGACC